ATCGTAAATCATTTAATACGCTTGAATAGGCATCCCCGGCGTTACTAGTCATAAATATCTGACTATTTGGCCTTGCTCTAGTAATTGGCTTAGCTGCTGTCCAAGAATCTTCATCTATCTCACGTAGCTCATCAATGTAAAGCAAGTCCGCGGTCTTACCACGGCTGCCATCTCTTGTTGCCGCGACTATCTCATACCGAGCCCCATTAAGAAGCTCTACTGATTCCTGGCCATTGGCCACGCGGATTTGCTTTACTTGAGCCATCAACATTGGGTTATCTTCAATGACTTCAACTACCTTGCGAAAGGTATCTAAAGCCATACCCCTGTTAGATGACATAGCCACTATATTTTTTTCGCCAAAAACAAACAACCCTGCCAAGATACGTATGCGTGCTAGGTGTGTTTTACCATTCTGACGTGCTACTAGCAACAAACTTGTTTTTCTACGCCACTTGCCAGCCTTATCTACTGCCAGCAAGTCTTTTAGCACATATTCCTGCCAAGGCAGCAGCTCTAGCTTTAGATCATCAAGAAACTTCTTGACCTCAGGCAATCTGGTCTTGCCTTTAAGCGGCGCATTCTGCAAGCGCGGCTTGGTTGCCCCTTTAAGTGCCTTCTTCAATTAGCCCCCGGCTGACCTGGAGTAATAAAGGGTGAATCAGCATCAACGTGGATTGTTGTATGTCCGTTTTGAACTGATTTGGATTGATTTGCACCTTTTGGAGAGTTATTGAAGCGAAAGGCAGGGGGGGTAGACGCTGAGCCTAAAAAAACGGCATCTTTCTTTTTGATGTTGCACCTTCTACACGCAGCCACCAGATTATCCAACGTATCTTCACCGCCCTTGGACTTGGGATATACGTGATCAACTTCATTAGCAGATTCCCCACAATAGTTACAAGTCCATGCATCACGATTCAGCACCTTTAACCTTATCTTCTTCCAATGAGATGTAGCTCTGTATGGTTTAAGACTCATCATCCAATCCTTGCCCTGCTTTGTATAATGCAACAGCACCCATAACAAACACAACTATAATTAATACAACTTCACCTAATGCCATGAGTGTTCCTTCCAATGCTGATATGCCTTGCATGCATAGTCATGCTTATGATACCTATGCTTTAAGTATTTTATATGCACATCGACTTGCTTATATGGACTTAGTGTGCCATACCATTTAGATCGCATCTGACCTAATCCGTAATGACTACCATTTCTTGCTTTGTAGTTCCATCTACTTTCATGATGTATAAGCCAGTTATAACATTCAAACTGCTTCCATTCCATCTTGTTGTAGGCATATAACTTAATATTCATAACGTGATAGCTGCGTTTTTCAGCAGCGTTTGTTTGTATTGTTTGCAGCGGAAATAGTGCAATTGCTAAGCCAGCAATAAACATAGCTCTTGCGAATGCTGGCTTGCCGTGCAAGCTGCCTTTCAGGCTTGCTGGCATGCCTAGCATAACGGGCTTGTCAAGTTTATTTGTTATTTGTGCGTAGCCTTGGGCGTGTTGCATTCTTCGCAGTAATCTCTTTTTCCATATATCCATAGTCCACATCCTTTGCAACGATGTATTAGATAAGGTTCAGTAGCCACTTGCCTGCAATAAATACACTAAATCAGCCAAGGTGAGAACAGCAACGTATTGCTCAACGGATTTCTCACCCTGACCATTTAGACGTAGAACACCTACGCCCATCCCTTTGTTTGCCTTGCGATCATGAAGTTGGCGCATCAGCCCGGATAAGTCCAGGTTAGTCCGAGCTTTGATTTCAATGTCCAGGCCATCAATTCCCGTGATGTCTGAGCCATCTCTACCTGCACCAACAGGTAGCGCATGTTTCCAGCCTTGCCCTTGCAAGTATTCTGCTACAATGCGCTGAGTTGCATAGCCTCTATGCTTGCGACTTTGATTACTCACTTAGTTAGTCCTTACTTGGCATGTGTGGCATTTGCAAGGTTTTGCAGACCCAGCCGTAATTGGCTCGTTGCAATTGTCGCACACGTCAAGTGATTTATCTAGCACTAACATCTCATCACCCCACTAACAATTCTTCATCTTCAGGTCTAAATGACCACGTTCCATCCTTGCTTAGCATCATCCAGATTGCTTTACATTGTTCAGCTTTACGCTTCATTGGCAAGCTGCAAGTCCAGCCTCTATATGCTCCCTTAGCACCTGTTCCCTCTTTTAGCAAACGTGCGCCGTGCTTACACATAGGTAGCGGATGAGCTCCAACTTTTTCTTTAAGCAGATCAATAGCATTATCAAATGCCGGGTCTACATCCTCAGGTGGCTCAATAGTTGTATCCCAAACTATTTCAGCAGTTGGATTTGTTGTTTGTAGAAATTGTTTATGACTTTCTGTGCGTACACGTATCGGAGTGTCTGATTGAGCTTCATTAACCTTAGCCATTTCAAGGCTGCTTGCTCGCTTTCCTTTAGCACTAAGTCCGAGATTAGCCAGGCATCTTCCAATTGCGCTAGTTTCGCAATTCTCAAACCAAAAATCGCGATCAACACCCCTATCTTTGCGAGCGCCGCGCGCATAACCCACAGCGGAAGGAGCAGTATCAACGTGGGTCCGATAAGCAACTGCCTTAAATACAACAATGCCTTTTTCTTCGTCATTCGTGATGAGTTCTGTGAGTATTGAGCCGTCTTCAAAGGTTTCATAAAACTTGTGTATCCTCGTATCTACATCTTCATAGTTATCTAAATTAAACATCTAGGGTTTCTCCTTTTGCATAGTCAATTTGTTCCTTCAAAGTCCAGGTTGTGCCATCAGGCCATGCCTGAACTTCATTAGCACAAGATTGACAGTAATGCCTGACAATTAACTTGCCATATCGTTTGCTAGTAATCTGCCAAACAGCTTGCGTTTGTCCACGCAAACTGCTAGTGCCATGCCTGTTCTTGCAGTAATCGCACCACGTGCCTTTCGGCGATCTAGAAAGCATCCAGATCGTGCCAATCCTTGACGGCGAGCTCTCCTGCGATTGCGAAATATGCCACGGCATCAAGAAAGTTATCATTGTGATGGCCTCTAGCTTCCATAACTCTTGCGAGTTTGACCAATGCCATACAGATTGCAACGTCCATTGGTTCAATTTCTCGTTCCAAGTAGTCGCTCCATAGTTTTGATGTTCTAAGCATTGTGAGGTCGTAATGACCATGCGTTTTTGATCTTTCTGCAATCGTGTCAACGGCATTAGTCAATAAATCTTTCGCTCGCAACTGCTTTGCCCCGTCTGTAACCATCTGCCCAGCCTTCCTTATATCCTTTTTCCTTAATGAATACACCCAATGTGTATGCACCTAATACAAATAAAAAGCAATAGAGTGCCAATTCAACTAAACGAATATCATTCAACATCATCGCTCACCCCATGCACATCAAGAAAATAGGCAGCCAAAACTTCACGGCTGATTCTGCCGCGTTCTTGGCTCATGCCTAGTTTTTTCTTTGCGTAATCGCGTATAAATGAAGCTCGCACAAAGTGCTTGCCATCGGTATACGCACCCGATTTACGATCATATCTAATCGCCATGCCCTAAACCCCTTTCAAATAGGATTTCAAATCCTATTTTGAAGGGTCTATATGCTATTTGTCAACGAGCGACACGCCATCAAAATTATCCATGTGATCATCAATTGTTCTATGTATAGGAAAGATATCCTCAACCATAGCGCTTGCCTTCAACTAAGAAGCTGCCATCTTTCTCAATTGGTATAGCTACTGGCTGCACACGTTTCCTGTCTATGTAAATAATTCCAAAACCTTTTTGCCAGTTAAATGTTCCGCGTGTGTAATAGGCTTGGCTCTCATCCATCAAATGTCCAACCTCAAAGCCTGTCAGGATACCCCTTAAAACGCCTCCAGAGGCCGTTGTAAAGGACGAAATCCCCTGTCTATGGGTATGACCACAGACCACCGATAAACCATGCCTCTTAGCCGATTCTAGGGCCGTTAAACCCCCTTGTGGCTTGATGCTTTGCTCATCGCCGTGAACCATTACCCAGCCATCATGGAACTGATAT